CTGTAGTTGTAAATGCTGATTCATCAACTTCATTTTGTTTTAATGCATCAACTAGTGCTGTTCTATCTTTTGGAAATACAATTACATATCTGTCAGACGAAGATATAGCTTCTGAATCTTCTAGAGCTTCAATTTGAGCGTTTATTCCTCCACTTACAGAAGCTATTGATGTTTCTAAAATTTCATGTACCAATGTCCCAGTAGCTTTAATAGGTGTTTTAACATGATTAACAGTATCTGATAGTCCTGACTCACTCATTGGAACTGCTTTAACTTGATAAATGCTTCCTGTTCCTGATACATTAAAATCAACTGTTGTAATTTTAATTGGAATAAAAATAGGACGCTGTAAAAAATTAGCAGATGATTGTCCACCTTCATTCCAACCTACAAAATCAAACTTTAAACAAAACGGCGCATCTAAATAATTTTGATAACCTGTCTCTCGTGCTATACCTATGATTGCTTCAACAAAATTTCCCATTGAATATGGTTCAGTTACTGTAAATGATAAATTTGTTACCATTGCCACACCAGTATTTGGATTTGGTGCAATAACTGCTTCTAAATCAATATCATCAATATAATACTCTGCATGTTCACTTGTGCCGCCGCCGGTTTCATCAAAAACTTGGTAACGTTTGTCTAAGTTTCCGCCGCCGCTTTTTAAAAGAATTTTAGAAAAGCCGCCGGCGCTTCTATAAGAGCTAGGATTATTATATTCTTGTGGACTTAACACACCTAGTGTAATAATATAATTGTATCCGTTATGATTTCTTAACGGGTTTGGTATTCTGCTTGCAGATTCACCAGATGCAGAAAACGGACTTTTATATCCCGTATCTATAAATTCTCCACTAAAGTTTGTTCTGTCTTTAAGCTGGTCAAATTGCGCTACTAAGGAATCAAATCGTCCGCCTGTTAATCCAATAAGATCAGCTTGTCCCCTAGTAATAATACTAATAGGATCAGAAAGTATACTTTTAAAAGTGTCATCGTCGCCAATTATACCGCCTAATGCTTCTCCTACAGCACCTGATAGCCCACTTAATAGACCACGTGTAGCAGTATTAAGAAAATTATTTCCCTGTGAAATACCAGTTACATCGGATAATGCACTATTAGCTGCATCAGTCGCAGCATTTGAAATATCATTAACAGAATTTGCCGCTGCGTTTGATACTGTAGTTACCGCAGTTGTTAAAAACTTACTCATTTACAATCCTAATGTTTGTCTTATTAATTTGTCTTGCGGTAGATAAATTTTAGTTCCTGCAATAAAATCAAAAACAGGATCTTTAATAATATCCATATTACGTTGTGCAAAAACCCACCATAACTCTCTTCTTCCATAAGCAACATAAGCTAATAAATCGGGTCTATAAGTAAATTCAGGCTTAATCTCGTAAAGAACATCATCTGGATGTACAGGAATAGCTCTAGGAGATAAGATATCTAAATACCCTGCTTTGTTAACTGTTGTATTGCCATATGGTGATAAACTTTTTGTTTGCATTAGATAAATCCTTCGTCACCTTGGACGTGGCCGCCTGCTGCATACTCGTTCAAACTAAATCTTGCTTGCGAACGTCTTGCGTACTGCGGCTGTAATGTTACTGTAATTGTGCTTTGTACTGGGACAAAGTTTTTAATTCCGTTAACGGTACATTCAATATAATCACTATCTTGTGGCATATCAGTTGTAAAATTTGTTATAACAACAGGAATATTATTTAGAACATGATCTCCGTAACCATTTAGTCTACAAACAGGTGGCGGATTACCTAAAGGATCACTTTCTCCATAAAACATTTTTGTAGCAGTTCTTAAAAAGTGTAAACACGCAATCCAATACTTTGCATCGTTTTCATTTTCTTGGAAAAATTCTCCTGTAATTGTAATAGCATCAACTTGGCTATTTTCATATGCATTATATGCATAATTTGTATGTGTTGGCTGAACTTGTGCATAATTAGCTGTGTGACTAAACAACACTGACGGGTTAAACGGAAACACCATTCTATTTCCTGTGTTAAATGCCGACGAAGTGCCTGTACTTTCTTTTAATGGACCAAGTATATCACCTACTAACAATACCTCAGGAATGCTAATAGCAACTCTCCAGTCACTATCGTTCCTAGTTGATATATCAGATGAAATAATTGCTCGTGTAATAGTTCGATCACTAATAACTGTATCAAAAAGAAACTGAGCTGTTATTTGTCCAAGGGGTCCTGCGCCTGCGACAGCTGACGTTACTGCATCAACTGCTGCTGACGTTGCTGCACTAGCAGCATCTGAGGCTATACTCCTAGCAAAGTTTGCTGCATTAAATTCTGCCATATTTTTTCTCCAATAACACTAGTATTTAGTTGACAAAATTATGTATGTATATTATAATAAATATATTAACCTGGAGCCTAACAATAATGCGAGCAAAAAATTATCTAAACAACAAAGATATCTTAAAAGAAATACACAAGTCAAAAAATACATTCAACAGCTATATAGATCCGTCATACGGACAATATGATATTATTCTTCCTGACGTAGAAAAAATTAATATACGTACAATTGCCGAAGCAAAGCGCAATAAAGCAAAAAAATTGTCAAGTGCAGAGTATGAACGTAGAAAAATGGCAGGTGAAAAAGTAAAACAAGCAGAATGCGAAGTTCCTTACACTTCGATTACTAAAGAAGAATTAATCTTCCGTGTTATGACGTTTGATCACATTCCGGAAGAGCCCGGAAGAAAGAAAAATCCTAAAACTATTGCAGATACTAAGGTAAAATTAAATTTCCCTCCATTTAAGCATTATAAATTCGATGACGAAGGAAATTTACAACTAGTTGGTAAGTCACACTGGGAAGGCGGCATGGAAAATGGTAGTTTTAATCATAAACACGGTAAAGCAACTGATAAACTTGCAATGATGTGGTTAAAATTAGTGGATCGTTATGCTACCCGTGGCAATGTTCGTGGATATACTTATAACGATGAAATGAAAGGGCAAGCTATTTTACAATTAACACAAATTGGATTGCAGTTTGATGAGTCAAAGTCAGACAATCCTTTTGCATATTATACCGCAGCCGTAACAAATTCGTTTGTTAGAGTAATTAACATTGAAAAACGTAATCAAAACATACGCGATGACATTTTAGAAATGAATGACTTAACGCCAAGCTATACTAGGCAGAACGAAGGCGAATGGGAAGCTAGTGTTAAGCGTAACGAACAAGCTGGCCAGACATCGTTCACTGATTAATGGTTGACACCCTCCTAAATTTATAGTATAATATACAAGCTAACTATGGAGAAACTTAGATTTGTTTAAAAAGGCAGCGGTTTTTACCGATATCCACTTTGGATTAAAAGGAAACAGTCGTATTCACAACGACGACTGTGAAGACTTTATCGACTGGTACATTGATCAAGCAAAAACTGCTGGTTGTGAAACTGGTATTTTCTGCGGAGATTGGCATCATAATAGAAATAGTCTCAATCTTACAACTATGGATGCTACTATACGTAGTTTAGAGAAACTTGGTAAAGCATTTGACAAGTTTTACATGTTTGTAGGCAATCATGATCTATATTACAAGGACAAACGCGATGTAAGTTCAACTATATTTGGTAAACACATCGACGGTATTACTTTTGTAGATGAAATTTACGAAGAAGAAGACGTTGCGCTCGTACCTTGGTTAGTAGGAGACGAATGGAAGAAGATGAGCAACATCAAAGCAAAGTATTTGTTTGGTCATTTTGAACTTCCTAGCTTTTATATGAACGCATTAGTTAGAATGCCAGACCACGGTGACCTAAAGCCTGAGCATTTTAAGCATCAAGAGTACGTCTTTAGTGGACATTTTCATAAAAGACAGAAGCAAGGTGCTATACACTACATTGGCAACGCATTTCCGCATAATTATGCTGATGTAGGTGATGACGATCGTGGTATGATGATACTAGACCGTGAAAACAATGCAGAACCAGAATATATCAACTGGCCAGATTGTCCTAAGTACCGTACTGTTACCTTATCAAAGCTATTAGACAACACAGATGAACTTATAAAACCTAAAATGTATCTACGTGTTACATTAGACTTGCCTATTAGTTATGAAGAAGCTAATTTTATTAAAGAAACATTCATTACACAGTATAATGTGAGAGAATTAACGCTAATACCGCAGAAGCAGATAGAAGAAATTACAACAGACTTAGATATTTCTACTTTTGAAAGCGTAGATGAAATAGTATCTAAAGAAATTGCTGCACTTGACACAGAAAACTTCAACAAAAAAATGTTGTTAGACATCTATAATGGAATAGAACACTAAACATGATACGAATTAAAGACCTAACCGTAAAAAACTTTATGAGTGTGGGTAACCAGACTCAAGCTGTTGACTTTGACAAGGAACAACTAACTCTTGTGCTAGGTGAAAACTTAGATCAAGGCGGTGACGACAGTGGATCACGTAATGGTACTGGTAAAACTACTATTATTAACGCACTAAGTTATGCATTGTACGGAAAAGCCCTTACAAATATCAGAGCTAACAACTTAATTAATAAGACTAATTCAAAAGGCATGTTAGTTACACTGCAATTTGAGAAAAATAATAACGAGTACCGCATTGAACGTGGGCGCGGTCCTAATTTCTTTAAATTTTACGTTAACAATCAAGAATCATTAATAGACGAGTCGCAAGGCGATAGTAGACAGACACAAGACGATGTAAACACACTGTTGGGTATGAGTCATGACATGTTTAAGCACATTGTTGCACTAAACACTTATACAGAACCGTTTTTGAGTATGCGTACTAATGATCAACGTGCTATTATTGAGCAATTGTTGGGGATTACTATACTTTCAGAGAAGGCAGATACTCTTAAAGACCAAGTTAGACAAACTAAGGAAGCAATTACTTCAGAAACACTGAAGATTGAAGCAATACAAACTGCAAATAGTAAAATTGAAACTACTATTGGTAGTTTGCAAAGTAATCAAAAGGCATGGTTGTCTAAACGTACTTCTGACACTATGCGATTACAAGAAGCAATTAACGAATTAGAACATTTAGACATTGATTCTGAACTAGAAGCTCATGAAAAATTACAAAATTGGAATGAACATAATAATGCTATTTTGGCTCTTAGAAAAGAACTAAGCACGTTGGAACCTGCACTAGTACGTGCCGACAAGTCTGTAGAAAAAGTTAATAAAGACATCTTAGAAATAGAAGATGCAACATGTTATACATGCGGACAAGAGCTTCATGCAGATAAAAAAGAAGAAATTAGTTTACGTAAAAGTAAAGAATTAGAAGATGCACTAGCATATCAAACAGAAATTACTGTAAAAGTAAAAGACGTTACAGTAACACTTCAAGAGATTGGTGACATTAACGGAAAACCTACAACATACTATGAAACTGCTAAAGAAGCATACGAACATAGACAAAATGTAGACAGCTTAAAGCAAGCATGGGAGTCAAAAAAGGACGAAGAAGATCCTTATCAAAAGCAAATTGACGAACTTAATAATAGTGCTATACAAGAAATTAATTGGAATATTGTAAATGAGCTAACAGACTTTAAAGAACATCAAGAATTTTTATTAAAACTACTTACAAACAAAGACAGTTTCATTCGTAAGAAGATTATTGATCAAAACTTAGCATACCTAAACAATAGACTTACATATTATCTTGACAAACTAGGTTTGCCTCATCAAGTACTTTTTCAAAACGATTTGAACGTTGAGATTACTCAACTAGGACAAGACTTAGACTTTGATAACTTGAGTAGAGGCGAGCGCAATAGATTAATCCTAGGATTAAGTTTTGCATTCCGTGATGTATGGGAAAGTTTGTATCAGGGTGTGAACTTATTGTTTATTGACGAACTTATTGACAGTGGTATGGACACTGCTGGAGTTGAAAACTCGTTAGGAGTTCTTAAAAAGATGGCACGTGAGCGTGAAAAGAACATTTATCTTATCTCGCACAAGGATGAACTTATTGGTCGTGTTAATCACGTACTAAGAGTTGTAAAAGAAAACGGATTTACAAGTTATGCAAATGATTTAGATGTCGTGGAATAATAATGAACGATGAAGATGACATTCATGATCAATTAGTGCAAGCATATCTTAAATATTTTGAAGCAAGTGAACGCTTTGAAAGACAAAATAGTGTGCGAACACATCGAGAAGTGCGTAAATGTTTAAGAGACATACGCACTTTAGCAAAAGATCGTTCAGATGAAGTTCATCATTTGCACATGAGTACAAGGAAAACCAAAACAGGCGAAGAATAACTAAGGCAGCGGTAAGTAATAGATGCAATGGACTTACCAAGGAAAAACAATTGACCAAATACCAGATGAGTACGAAGGTTTTGTTTATCTTATTACTAATACCATTACAAATCAAAAATACGTAGGCAAAAAACTAGCAAAATTTAAAACTACAAAGCCACCACTCAAAGGCAAAAAAAATAAAAGGCGTGGAACAAAAGAAAGCGACTGGCGAGACTATTGGGGTAGCTCAGATAGACTAAATGCAGACGTTGCAGAACTTGGTCCAGAGAACTTTACAAGAGAAATTCTATACCTATGCAAAGGCAGGGGCGAGATGTCCTATATCGAGGCACGAGAGCAGTTTGATAGACGAGTACTTGAAACAGATGATTACTACAATGGAATCATTAATGTTAGAGTAGGCGGCTCAGACAAACTCAAACAGGCATTGCTAGAACACCATATCAAGGCAAAACAATCTAACACATAAGGTTGGCGGGCCAGTTTGAAAATACCGCTGTGGAAAAACCTGTAGGGATACAGGACACGTAACATGCTGAGTCGCGTCTGGTAATAAGGCGTTGGATTGGCATAGATTGATTGTTAGCAGTCGGAAACACAAACACAGTACATAAAAACTCTTTAGCAATAGGAACGAAGCGAGAGGTAATGTTATATAAACTGCACATTAACCTAGTTAATGTACGTTTTATGTTACATATGTCGACGTAGGTTGGGAAAGGTCAGAGCCCATTGTACTTTGTGTATAAACTAAACACCTACTTCCAAGTCTCGGCTGGTGCAGACTCACATGAAGCGCATTTTGAGATTAGATGGGACCGTAACAGGTTCCGTCTGACTGAAACAATCTACATGAAACTTAAACATTATTACTTCGTAATAATGTGTTTTCTCATAATAACTTATATCATACAAACGAAGTGTTTAGTTTGAGCGATAGCGATAACTAATATCTACGTAGTAGATATTCACAATAAATAGATACATGTTACAATCGCTTAGTCTTAAAAACAAAAAACATCTTTGTGATACAGCTCTTTGGGTAATTATGGATCCTTGGATTAATCAATCAAAACTAGTAGAAGCTGCTGGTCCTAATCGAGATACTGATGTGTTATCTGGATATAACATTGACGACTGGAATAAGAGATGGGCTGATAAAATATATAATTTTTTGCCGCGGGCCAAGAACTGGCTTGTAGTAACTGACCTCGGTTATTATGACAAAGCTACTAACACAGATATTCCAACACCGATTGATCCTAGATTTAGTCACTTGCCTGTAGTTGAACATCGATATCTTGGAAAAAATATGATTATTGATTACATGCCCGACGGATGTGAATCAATTGTTTATACTGGGTTTCATGAACAAATGTGTATACTACATAGAAAATATATTGGATATCATAGAATTAATTCTGAAAATGATTTAAATTTAAATAGGTACATTGCACTTGAACTTGTTTGTCATTGGCCCTCACCTCATTTAAAAACAAGATTACAAAGACAGGAACAAAGAAGAGCTAGAGACTATAAATATATACGAGTATTGGATGATGTTAAATGAAAATATATGAAATTGACGAAGGATTTAAAGATTCTTTCAAAACCGGCTTTAAAAAATCTAGTGAAGTAGGAGCTGTGTGGGATCCAATTAAAAAAGGATGGAAAGATGCTGAAGAAAAAAACAAAGGC